GTTGTCATCTGCATTAACAGTACCTTTGTGTGTACCAATTGAAGTACCTGTAATTGTTTTTGCTGTGTGATCAATTATTGTTGAGTTGTCACTTGCTTTTGTATCACCAGTAAGTGTACCAGTTACGTTTGCCGTAACTGTGCCTGCGTTTGCATTCACTACTACTGTTGAACTGTCTGAAACTATGTTACCGTTAAATGAAGCCGCTTCAATTTCACCTGATGCAACAATACCATTAAAGTAACCTGTTCTCCAAGCCTTGCTTGTTGAACCAATATCAAATGTGTTAGAAGCATTAGGAGTGATATTAGTTGTTAGGTTTAAGTATTGCGCCGCTAGAGTTGTATCAACCGCAACACCACCTGCTGTAGACCCATCTCCTACGAATAGTTTTTTAGTATCTGTAGTGAAAAGTAATTCACCCGCCAAAGGTGCACTAGCGCCTGATAATGCTAGTCTTTCTGCGTCTGTTCCTCGTCTAACTTGTAGTGCCATTATGTAATACTCCTAACGTATAATATGTAGTATTTATTCTACTTACATATTTGCTGGATAGTTCATTTTCGCTTTTTTAAGAAGGTTTTAGTGCGTTTTGTGATGTCTGCTTTGACCTTGTTAGTATCCAGTCTAAAATCGACGTTTTTGATAGCGTCTCCATAGGTCTTGAACAGTTCTGTAATCTGCTTTTCCAACTCTTTGTTGGTCATCTTTTGTCTGTTGTTTTTGAGTCTAATCTCCCAATTTTTGCCGTCTTTAAATGTTACTTTAATAGACAGCAAATATTCTACAGGGATAGACTCCACATGAAGGTCGGAAAAGATCTCCGGCCAATGTGCCACCACTTCCTTAGGCAATCTTTTTTTAGTAAACTTGACCACAACAGACACGTGTTTTTACTTAGACTTTTCTTTTTTTGGTGACAATGTCTCTGCTTCTTTACGTAGTCTTGCCGCTTCTTTGTAGAAACGATCTGCTTGACTTCTCATCTGAGCCGCTAACTGTTCATCTGATAATGCTTCAGTGTTTCTAGCCGTTTGAGCAGTCGCCGCCGTAGTAGCAGTGTCTGGCTTCACAGCAAGGTCATCGATAGATACACCTTTCTGTTCTGCAATTATTTTATTCAACTCATCCAAACCAATTGTTGTAGTTGTGTTAGGTGTCATTACCACAGAGTCAGTTGATACTTTTTGCATATTTCCATTTGTGTGGAATTTTACCAACATATTTTGTCCATCTGGTGTAACACTTCTTGTTAACACTTCGTACAATTCAAATGCAGATTGTCCTGCATTGCTTTCAACCACTTTCATCATTGCGTCATGATCTTCTGGTGATATTTTAGCCGTTGAAATTACAACTGCCGAATGACTGTCGCCTGGAATTGTTCTGTAAGGCACAACAACTCTTTCGTCACTGCCTTTCATTTTTCCTACGTGTTTTAAATCAGCCATTATTTTTTCTCCGCTGTCGCCTGATCTTCAGGTTTTTTGTTTGCGTCTTTTTGAGATTTTTCAACAATCTTTAAAAAGCCGTCTAGTTTATTAAAGGTTGAACCTACCATTGCCATTTCATTGGCTTTGAAGGCACCTCTTTGACTTGCAACATCAATTATAGTTCTTAACACAGTTAAGTCTTGAACAGTTAATTCTGCTCCAGCGCCAACTTGTGGTTTAGCGTCTGCAGGTGCTTGACCTGTTGCTTGTTCTGGTAATGGAGATTGCACAGTCTTTGTGTTTGTATCTGTCATTTTAAAATGCTCCTTTATTTGTATATACAAAGATACTTATTAACGATGTATGTGAGGGCAACTAAGATTGAATAGAGATAGTTCTTTTGGATTTTCGAATCCTACCAAAATAAAATTACGAATTCTGTTTTGGTTATCAACGGCAAGATGTTTGCCAACATAATATCTACCTTTTAGATTTTCTAATATCCATTTTTCAATCCCTTCTAAAGATTGATCAAACATTGTGTAATCTAATTGTAAAAATTCTAATCCGTGAGGTTTCTTTTGAAACTTTCTACAGTCGTAGATGTTTAGTGGATTGGGTGTGTTATTTTTAGGAAACATTATCGTAATGAACAGTTGTACCAAAAGGTGCTTCCATATTCTTATCATGGTGTCCATTTATAACAAATAATGTATCACAGTATGATTCATCTCCCCAACTATCCCAAGGATAACCATCTGTGAACATAATAAACTTCTTAGGTACTATATCATTTTCTTTCATGTATTCCCAGTTTGCATCAAAGTCAGTACCACCACCGCCTTCTATAGAGTATTGTTCTAAACCATAGTCGTTAGCAGAAAAGTCTTGCTCGTTATGTATTTCTGTATCAAAACACCATATTTTAATTTTGTAATCTTTGTATTGTTCCATTATACCTTGTACTTCACTTAAGAAGTCTTTAACCTGCTCATTCATAATAGAACCTGATGTGTCAATAGCAATACACAAATCAATTGTTTCTTCATAATTTGTTCCAGGCAGAATAACACCTGTACCAAAACCTTTTCTGCTAGGTCTTGCCCAAGTGTAATCATTTTTAATTACACTTTGAATCTGTTGTTGCAATAACTCTCTCCAGTTCATTTTAGGTTCTGTGAACTGATTAATAATTCTTTGTATTGCTTCAGGTAAGTTTTCATTACCAGCCGCCTGTGCAGATTGTAGCATACCTTCTTTTATTTCATTTTTAATTTGTTCCATCTCTGCTTTACTATAAACGGGTCTACTGCCACCATCTTTCTTATCTTTATTTTTTCCTTTACCAGCACCTGCTCCGTCTTCTTTCTCCCAATCAATGTGTTCATCTAAAAGTTTGCCTAATTGCTCCATAGCCTTTTTACCTTTTTTGTAGATGTCATCATAAACTGCTTCTGAAGACCAACCACTGTATTTGTAGTCTTGGAATATTTGTACGTCTTTAGGTTTCTCACCAATGTTCTGATCCATCAATGTATTGTTCACAATATAGTCACAAGCGATATTATGAAGTTGAGGATCTCTATCTTCTCTTCTTGTCATGTGATCAAATACACAATGCAATATTTCATGTGCAATAACGAATTCAATTTCTTTACTAGACATCTTGCTGAAGAACTCTGTGTTGTAGTATAGATGTCTGCCATCAGTTGCGGCAGTTGGACACCACTCATCACATTCTTTAATTACTAATCTTGTTGCCATGTTGCCAAAGAAAGGATGTCTTAAAAGCAATCCAACTCTTGCAACAACAATCTTGTCTAAAACTTCGGGTCTTAGTCTTTCAATTTGTTCTGGTGTTAATCTTTCTATTTCTTGTTCCATTATTTGTGCGGTCATATTATTATTATACATTCTTTTGGTAGTTGAGTCAAGCATTTTTTGGTAATAGGGCACCTCGAAAAGTGCCCTATTCTAAACACTATTAGTTGGTGCTTTGAGCGGCAGTAATATATTTGCCGAACTTTTCGTGGAATTCATCAAAGCATTTGACCTTATCAGGATCAATCGGTAATTGATACTGAGTTAATGCCAACTTGATACCCATAACAACAAGTTCTGTATCAAAGTTGTCCATCATAAATCTAAGGAATTTGTCTACTTTCGTATCAAACTTCTTATCTTTCTTGTCATTTGCTTCTTTGAGTTCATAACATAATGAAACCGTAAGTGAGTACATTGCTGATATTTCTTTTGATTTCATTTCTGTTATTTTGCCATCTAGTATTTCAGATGGATTAGGTAACTCAGATGCTACCTTTCTATGGGCCATGAACTTAACTGCAAGTCCTTCACCCACTGCACCGCTGACTAAATCAGTCACAGTGTTTTCATCAAGGTCGTCTGAAAGCAATTCGCTCACAAAAGACCAGGATCTTGGCGTAGCAAAAGAACGACTTGGTGACTTAGGATCAAAGTCATACAAATCCTTCTTGCTAAAAGTTAGATAACCTACAACATCTTTATGGATGTTATTGTTTACTGCCCACTCTAACCAGTCATCAAATTCTGGTTTCATCTCCAAGTGGATAAATCTGTTTGCCAACGGAGCAGGCATTCTATATACAACACCTTTGTCAGCCTCTCTATTACCTGCCGCTACAATCAATACGTTATCAGGTAATGTGTAAGTACCTACTTTTCTGTTTAAGATAAGTTGATAAGCCGCCGCCTGTACACTAGGTGCCGCAGAATTCATCTCATCTAAAAACAATACAATGTTTTTATGTTTTTTAGCCAATGCTGATGTAGGCAATTCCGAAGGTTGTGCCCATACCATATTGTTTTCTTTTGAATTGAAATATGGAATACCTTTAATATCTGTAGGCTCCCATAAACTTAATCTAATATCAATCACCTTTGCTTCAATGTTTTTAGCAATTTGGTGAACTACTTCTGATTTACCAATACCAGGGCCACCCCATAAAAATATTGGTCTCTTAATCTTCAGTGCGTGTAATATACTCGCCTTTGCTTTATTAGGCGAAAGTTGTCTAGTTGTTAATCCAGACTCTTGTGTGCTTTTCTTAGGCATATTGTTTTGTACTCCTTAATAAATTGTTGTTATAGTTTAATAATATATTCAAGTACCAAAAAAGTCAACCAGAAAGATAGGGCAAAAACGTCAATGATTATGCGGGTGATTTAGCCTGTGGATAACTATTCCACAGTTTCTATGCGAGAAATTGCCTTATTGAGACCGTATTTTCTAATATCTCCTGAAAATAACATCAGTTCCATAGCCTTCTTTTCATTGGTTACAATTACACCATCGTCTGCTAGGTAGTATGGACAGTCAATATATTTGTCTAAGAATATTATGGTTTGGGTGGTAAGGTTGAAATCATTAGGAAAAGGCACATCATAAGTCTGTATCTGTAACTTTTCTTTTAAAAATGTTATACCATCATCGGTAAGTCTTAAACCGCCAGTTGCTTTACTTCTACTATTCTTCCACCACAAAGGCATATACTCCTTTAGAGTGTTTTCACCAATTGATATGTTGGCTTGTTTTAGGAATATTTTAGTGTAGGTTTCTTTCCAATTCATTTTTCACTGACAGTTTCACCCTGTGTCAATTTGACCACCGTGAACTCTTCAGTGTTGAATAGTGTGTTCAATTTTTTGGCTAGATTGAAGGCGTGTCCAGGGTTTGAAAAACTAACCTTTTTGTATTTAGGTCCTGGGTAGTTATTAAGCAAATTAGCGGACTTAAGGTTAAATGCTTTACCTTGGTAAAACACTGCCCATATGCCTTCAGCCGCTAGGATCTGTTCAGACTTGTAGTCTTTCTTGTTTGTGTACTCCAAAAGTACTGTTGGTTTAGGTCTACTCATACGTTTCTTATATATGAGTATTTATCAGTTTTTAGGTTGTATTATAACTTACCGCCGTCTACTTTAACTTCTACAGTGTCCTGTTCCGTTGATTTACGGCTCATTAGTGCTTCATAATCGCCTGTTAAACGGGCAAGTATTGTGGCAAGTGCATATGTGACTTGCTTGGCTTGTTGAATAGGAATTCGCACTTCTTTTTGATTGCTCATATCAGCACCTTTAACTTGCTGTATGAATTGTTGTAAACTGCTGGTGTTAATCGGTTCGTTTGTTTGCATTGGCTAACTCCGTTTTCATTTCTAATATGGTTCTAAAAGGACCTTTGAAAGGATATCTTTCAAGTGTTAATAGTTTAGGGCAATAACTTCTTACCCAACCTTTTTCAAATTTAATGATGTAATATCCTGCACAATATAAACTTTTGGACTTTTTACTCTTGTTAAAAAGAGGTAATTTTCTTTTTACATCAAATACCATATTGAATGGTTTGAATTTACTAGGATAATCATACACATCATTATCAGTGTTTTCTTCTTCTATTGCAGGTGCACTCAAAGTTGTACCCCAGAACCAATCTCCTGTAAAACTTTTTTCCAATTGTGATTGATTATCATACAGTCTAGTTCCTTGTTCACAACTGAACATATAACGTCTATCTTCTTGTTTGCAAATAGTTCCTATCTTTTCACCATTTGATTCTAATATCCAAAACCTATTTTCTAATATAGGTTTAGCATACAATTTTAATCTAGTCATGCTGTTACCTCTTCTGGTTTATATTTGGCATTCAATGGTTCCGCATAACTCTGCGGATACTCTGCTATCTTCTGCAGATCCCATTTTGCACAAAATTTAATCAATTTTAAACCAACCTGTTCTACTGTTTTTGTTTTTGCACTGCCAATTGTTTCTTTGATCACTGTTTTAATTTCTTCTGGTTGTGCAGACAAATCACAAAGTGTAACATTTCTTTGATAGTCATCTATCACTCTGTGTTCATATCCTTCATGATCCACCCAACGTTGCAACATCATATTGTTCCAACTGTAACCTTTTGAGTCTCTATCAGCAAAGGCTTCTTGTAAACCTACCTTTGTTTTTGTGCCTTTTGTACGCACACCTGGATATGCTGAAAACACATTGTCCGAACTATCACCTCTCATGCATTTTTCAAATAACAACCATTGTGGGTTTGGAGCAGGTTTGTCTTCACCTGTTTTCTTGTCTTTAACCCTGTTTCCTTTTGCATCAAAGTAACCTTCATGTGTAATCATTATCTCTTGAACACCATTGTATTGTGCTACATTAGGTGCAATCAATTGAGCAAAATCACCATCTGTGCTTATTATAAAATGATTATCATTTGGATGTGCTTGTACCCAACCTGCAATTAAATCGTCTGCTTCTAGCACGTCATTTCTTAATACTGTGCAATTAGTTTTCTGATCTATAAAGTCTTTGAAGTTATCAAATGTTTCCCAAAACACTTCATCTTCTTCTACTTCTTTTTCTGTACGAGCATCTCTGGCGTTTTTTCTGTTTCTTTTGTAAGGTTCATAGAAATCTTTACGCCAACTTCTGCCTTCCAAACAAAATACAACATGGTCACCTTTAAAGTCTTGCCATACTTTTCTAATGCTGTTGAATGTAATATGTAGAGCCATTCCAATCTTTGAATCTAAATCGCTTTGGATCGCAAATTTTGATCTAAAAAATGTGTTTGCTGTATCTACAAGTATATAATTCATTAGTATTTTCTTACAATATGCCTTCTTAATGCTCTTGTTAATTCTTCAATTTTATCAATGATACTGATCAAACTAGGATCTGTAATGTATTTGCCAGCCTCTTTTGCTTGATCTCTTAAAGCATCATATTCTCTAATTGATATACGCACCATTGGAGTAGTATCACGTGTAGATTCATTCTCATATGTTGCATCTTCTGATCTATCATCTGTCATTTTATTCTCCTTAACTAATTTCTGACTTGTCTTTACCAATATCTTTGACATTGATATATCCAGCACCTCTAGTTGGATCAAGTCCTTCTTCTTTCAGAATGTTACTTGCAATAGTTTTAAACCATCCATCAACAATCTGTTCATTTGTTTCGCCTTTATAGCCTGCATCTAAAAGTTTTTCAATAAATTCATTATTCCAATCTAACTCAAAAAAACCATTTCTTATGTTGTCTTCATTTATTTTAGTATCCAACACAGCAACCCACGGCTCACCTTTTTTAGTTGCTTCTTCTTTTTCTTTCATTAAAGCCTCTAATTTAGCACTTGGAGTTTCTTTAGTTTCTTCTTTGTTAAAGATCCCTTTTACTTTCTTAATTACGTCCATTGTTTTTTCTCCATTTTATTTTGTTTATTTCCTCAAGTCCCCCAGGCATTTCCGAATATGTCGACATGGAGTCTTGGTGTGTATCTCCATCCTCTTGCCATTGCCAACTCTGCGACGTTTTTTGTGTTGAGTTTGTATTCTTCTGATCTTCCACCCAATGGCATGATATAAACGGGAACGTCGATTCCCACTTGATTGTATTCGGCAACTGCCTTTGTAACTTCATCAACATCGGTTGCATCAGCAACCACAAATTTAAAATACATTTGAGAGTTAGGAATCCTATAATAAGAAAGAGCAATTTCAGGTTTGATAGCAGTATTCCAAGGTTCACCTGATACGGAAAGTTTTGGAGAGCAACTCCAAGTGACTTCGAAT